AAGTCGGTGATGCCCAACATGAATGATGTGATGAAGCAGAACCCAGACCTAGTCAAGAATATGATGAACGCTGTTCAGAATACAACACGAAACCCTGGGGGTCCAGCGACAGAGGCCCCAGTTGGTGGGACTGGGCAGTATGAAATGCAGGGCCCAGGTCTAGACATTTCCAGTTTGATGGGTGGTATTATGATGCCCCCACCACCCCCAATGAACACGACACCCCCCACAATCCAAGAAGAAGAGGACGTCTCCGACATCATGTCCATCTCGGGTGACTCTACAGGTGGTGAAGTTAAGGAGGTCAATGTGGGGTCCACAAAGGCTAAGAGGACCAGACGAAAAAAGAAGACTGAAATTAATCTCTAAATACTATATAAATGATAGCGTACTGTCCGCTTGAGGAGGTAGATCCTCCCGTCCGACAACAGAAAGTTGTCGAAGAACCGGTGGAACCCAAGGAGCCAACGGTTGGTCGTGAAGAAACTGAAATGAATTACGTCATCATGGGTTTCATTGTCGGCGTGATTATTCTCGCCGTCTCTGATTCCATCAGGGCGTAAATGTATTGAATCTACCTTGGGGTGTCCCCCCAAGTTAGTTTCCAAATAAGATACCTGCCATCCCATCTTTGATTCTCAAAATGTTGTAGTTAACGGCATATACGAATATAGATTCATCAGTTCTATTTATACCTCTCACTGCGTTCCGGATAATAAGTTTAGCGTTGTCGATACGACTGAAGTTGCACGTCCCAGTTGGACTATATTCAGATGCATTTAAACAAAAGTGTGTTGTGTAAAATCTCGTGTACAGCATAGCTTTGTTTACGGGGTCATATACAATTTGACCAAACTTGGATTTGAAATAATTCTCAATTGTGTGAAAGTACATGGGATTCATGGATTCCAATAGGGGTGTACCGTTGAGGTGAATGTCACACGTGTCAAATGAGAAACGGTCATTTATATAGTCGCTACCCGAGGTACTGAACCCGAAGAACAAAGACTTCACGGGATGATTAAACTGTGAAATATCTAAACTGTTGTAGTTGGATTCGCTAAAATCTATGGGAAACTCCACCCGTTGTACCTGTGTAACCACCATATCTAACTGACGCTTAATTATTGCCTCTCTTTCATCCGTATCCAAGTAAATATAGTTTCCGTACAGAGTGATTTTTTTCTGTGCGGGGGTGGGGCCAGCCACATTATAGTGTGCGTCATCGAAATTGATTCGTAGTTCAACTGTGTGATTCTGTAAGGCTACGAGGGGAAGCACAGTCCCACCATCACAGAAGAAAAAGTGGAGGGGAACGAAGGCGATGTTTCCTATGTTCGCCTTTGTATTTATTTCCTGTGATTTCGTGTACGTTCCTGCCAAATAATTCGGCCATATATCACTACCGTAGTCATAATGATGGGAATCCACCTTTTGACCACCTATATAGAGATCGATTGTCGAATTGTAAAAGAGATTCGAAGATATGTTACTTTCACCGGTACCTTGGAACCATAGACCATTTATGATATCACCGTATACTGGAATCGTTATCGAGTTGTCGGTGTTTGTTATATCCTTAATCAACTTGGGGGCTTGTGAAAAGTTTGTATGCCTCGCAAATTTTGTTCGAAAAAATGAATGACCATCATCACTGGTGAGATAAACATCTTGCACACCCTTAGAAACAAGTTGTATTAATGCACCGGACATTTATTTATTAATTAGATTATAAAAATAGACACTTTCCCTGAGGGAAGTCATCCTTCTTCTTTTCTTCTCCACCCTTTCCATGAATTTTGAACCCACCTTGGCGATACACCTTCATTCTCTTATAGTACATCGCTGTAAAGACTGACCATGGGTCGTGGATGTCGTAAATGTGGGGGTTATTCTTTTTACCCTTGGTCTCCCTCATGATGCGTCCAATACTTTGAACAATGTCAGACTTTGGGGAGGCCAAGATGACCGTGTCTAGGGTTGGTATATCTAAGCCTTCATGGGCTTGACTGAATGTCGCGAAGATGATCTTCTTCTTGGAGGATTCTTGGAGATCCTTCTCCTTCATACCACCCATGTAGAGCCCAGAGCTCTTTGGAAAACATTGGTGAAGAAATTCACAATGAAATCTTCTATCGCTTAAAACGAGGAGTTGCCTCGTCCCCGCTGAAGCCTTTTTTACGAGTTCTGCCAACATTTTGTTCCTATTTCTGTCTTCGACCAACTCTGTGATCATATTGGGCATAGAGATCTTTCCATTCCTCATAGAGGGTGGGGGGTTGCGGTAATTGAAGCATTCGTAGGTGACTGTAAATACCTCCACCTGTTCCTGATTTTTCCTCTCGACGGCGAAGAATGTGGGTCCCATGAACCAGTGGAGGACTTTGGTGAGTCCATCCTTCCTCTCTGGGGTTGCAGAGAGACCGAAAATATGCTTTGGGCACAACTTGAAGAGAGACTGACTGAATACTTTGGCGCATATATGGTGGGCTTCATCTACAATGAGGGTCCCAACACTTTCAAAGTCCGAAAAGCTGTACTCCTTTAGGGAAAGAGATTGTAACATGGCGATGACAAAGTCACAGTCAACCTGTTTCTTATCCTGTTGGACGACACCAACTGTAGCCCCGGGACAAAACTGCTGGATTCTCTCCCTCCACTGATCAGCTAAGAACTGTTTATGAACGATAATCATGGTCCTGTAGCCCAACTTACACGCTATTGCCAGGGATACGGTGGTCTTCCCAAAACCACACGGGAGTGAGAGAACGCCATGACCCGCCTTAAGAGCTGCAGCAAGTGCTTCATTTTGGTGTGTTGCGTCTCGAAGGGTACCGGCAAACTTCGTTCTAATCCGGGTGGGTTGGGGTCTTCGGTCCTCCTTGGGTTCACCAAGTTTCTCGACACCATAGAAGCGCGGGACACAGATACCATTTTTAGTCGTTTTAAAAACTTTAAAAGGTGGTGGCGGAAATCCATAATCTCCATTGACTATAGGTCTTACGGTAAGTTCCTTTTTAATTTCTTGGAGGGGTCCTTCAGTGGCGAGGTACCCAGTTCTAGTGAGCATACTCATTTAAAGGGGAAAAACTTTAAATGAGTAAATGCCTGTTATACATATAGATGAACAGATTCAAAAGTTATTTCATGAAGTACATAGACTTCAAGGGATGATTCAGGTATTCCAACAGTTTAAAAATTCTGGTCTACATGTAATCGAACTTCCGGATCAAAATGAAGAACTCGAAAGTATCCAGGAAAATCCAGAATAATTTTCAACGTTCCAAACTCCTTTGAATTCTATTTTAATTCTAACTTCATCACCCCTTGTAAGAGACTGAATTGGTTTACCTGTAACCTCACACATCACTCTCCTATAACGGTATGGAACTTTCACTTTCAGAACATTTCCATCTAGGGGGTCGTCTATATTTTGATTTTTTAAAAGAAATTGTTTACGATAGTGAATGGAGGAAACCATTTTCGCTGCGTCTGGTTCAAGTGTGAAACGAATATACTTCTTATCATTATAGTCATATAGTGGTTCGTATACATGTGCAACTATTTCCATTTGTTACGATATAGTACAACCAAAACTATAAGTATCATAAGTAAAACCATGACGACACGACTTAACACGAGTGGTTTAAGTGGTTCTCTCGTTTTAAAAACTTCATGACTCAGGTGTCTAGAAACTTCAATGGCTGCTTCAATACTAGAATAGGGTGTATTTCTAGGAGACATCATACCACACATGGCAACCTTCGGACATGCACCAAAGTGTGGGAGTTGTCCATGTAGACTGAGAACCCCCGAGGATTGGGAGAATGACCACCCCCCATCCTCACTCCATTCAGCACCCCACCCAATTCGCATGTTGGTGGGGGGTGGAAGTTTCAATTGTTCGAGAACTTCTAATTTTAAAAGTTCTGGATTATTTGAAAGAACTTCTTTGGTGAGGTTACAAATCACACATGCCACAGTTTTACCATCTGAGAGAACTCGGGGTTGTAAATTCCATTTCGTTTTCGTGGCAAATTCAAGATCTGATTTGAGGGTGATTGGTTCTTCGTAATCGAGGAGAACATTTATAGCACCATACGTACTCTCTCTCACCTTCTTGTCTGCGTCTGGTCCCCAGTTGTCACCCAATAATTTGAGTGCAGGACTGTTATCTATACATAAAAAAAGATACCCACCTTGAATACTATCACCATTTGAAAATGTGGCGATGTAATCAGTTTCTCCGTATTCTACATCTTTAATTTCCTTACCAAATACAAAGTTTACACCGGCATCTAAAAGTGCATTTTCCATCGCATCACACATCAATTTGCCCGAACCTCTCTGTGTATACGGTTTTGACAATACAACATTATCGAGATTTCTAATAAATTCATAGGCAGACATAACATCCCAGGTAACACCATCCATTATGAGTGGTAAGGTCTTAATGACGTCTTCACCAGATTTAGTTAATCGACCGGGTGTAATTGCTGCTTTCAAACTCATCTTCTTATATTTTTCAGAGTGGAGGGCGACCCCCAAAACCAGGGATAATAGTACGCCATAGTCTTTCAAACCCAGTGAACCAGTTAGGAATTTTGTATGTTCGTCACCACCTTTCGATGGTTCAAACATTTCATCCCAATCTATATTCATTTCATCAAAGAGGGATTTAGTATTTACAAAGGCTTTATCAAAAAGAACTCTGTGTGCGTGAAGATCTCTTACTTCTACATCCGGTTCCCACCATGAGCCACCAGATGACGTCTTTTTGTCGTAGATTGTTATATCGTGTTCCTCACCTGAGTGAATAATCTCCCAAGCGAGGGACATCCCCGTTGGGCCGGCACCGATGATATGAATCTTCATTCTACTTTTAGTTGATATATAATTTTTCATGAGTCAGCGTGTAAAATGTTATGAGTCCCAAAGTTATCCAAAGTTGTGGGTCCATAAATTTACGTCCATTATAAAGAAGGAATATGTTTAAAAAAATATGCATTGGGAGACTTTCCCTTCCATACTTAATATAGAACCCTGATGTAGCTGAACCTGAAAGTAAAAGTGCACTCATAAAAGACGTCATAGATGGCTTATATAAAAACCAGGCGGTAAAAAGCAACGCCACGTAGGATATAAATATCGACCTCCTCCCCAATTCTCGTATACTATCAACAACTAGGGGTCGTTCACATTTCAACACTTTCGTTTCCCAATGTGGACCGAGAATGAGGTAAGAAAAATATAAAAGTATAAACACTTCCCACATATACTTTATTAAGGATATTTAAAAATATCTTGATATGATAGGTATGTTGACTGTAATAAAACCCTTATCCAAACCAACTCAACAGAAGGTAAATACTTGGAAGTTTGCCGCCAAATTTCTGTGGAAAGAGCGTTTTATGGAAGATAAAGCGGAGCTCGGGAGATGGACAAAAGATCAACTTCTCGATCTTGGTCCAACATTTGTAAAATTAGGACAAATTGCGTCTACGAGGGGGGACCTCTACCCCCCAGAGTTCACCCGTGAACTTGAATCTCTCCAAGATGATGTCCCCGCATTTGATTATAATTTGGTTAGGGATCAGATTGATTTAGATATTTTCAAGGACTTTGATGATGTCCCCTTTAAGTCTGCTAGTATTGGTCAGGTCCACAAGGCTACTCTCCAAAATGGAAAACCCGTAGTTGTAAAATTGAAAAGACCAGGTATTTATGATACGATGCAATCTGACACAGAAACTTTGAAACAAATTCTAAAATTAGTTCAATCTGTGGGGATTGATACTGGAAATAGTTCAGACTTTGTTCTCAATGATTCGATTGAATATCTTTTGGGTGAAGCAGACTATGTTCAAGAAGTTGATAACGCGATCAAGTTTAAGAGGTCTCTGAAAGATGTTGAATGGATTAAGATTCCGCGGGTGTATAAAAAATACTGTACGAATGAAATGATTGTAATGGAATATGTACCAACAGATAAGATTACCGAAATCAAGGATAAGAAAATCAACAAGTTAAAGGTGTGTGAAGCCCTCGTGAATTCATACGTCATACAGACCATGGAGGCTGGTCTGTTCCACGCTGACCCACACCCTGGAAACTTGGGTATTTCGAAGAATGGTAAGCTGGTCTTCTACGATTTCGGTTTAGTCATCCCACTATCGGATGAACTCAGAGAAGGTTTCAAAGACCTCTTCTTTTGTATTGTAAATAGGGACACCTCGGGGATAGTAAAAATTTTAATACGCCTGGGGGTCATCGTCCCAACGTCTACGGATATCTCTGACATTGAACTCTTTTTTGAGAGCATCCTTGGGTACCTGGAGACCCTAGATGGGGGTGCTATTGTAAACGACGAACTCGCCGCTGAGCTGGCCATGGAAAAACCCTTCGTTGTACCAACCAGCTTCGTCTACCTGGCGAAGTCCTTCTCCCTCATAGAGGGTATATGCATCCAGTTGGATCCAGAGTTTAATTACTTCACCTACCTGGAACCCATGATTCAACAACAGTTCTTGGAATCATTCGACTTGAATGAAATGTTTATGAAAACGACGGAGATTCCCTCAAAGATTGGAAAGATAAGCACAGCTGTTCTGGGTTTGGAGAAATCCAGAGCATCTATGAAACGCTCGATGGTTAAAACGAGGCAGGAAATACGGGTAGTTCAATACAGTATAATTTGTGCTGTATTGGCGGAGAGGTTTCACGACACACCATTGGCTGGTGTATTCATAGCGGGTGCGATGTATTTTACTTTTCGTAAAGATCGATAGACTTCTTTACACTCTTCTTGGGCTTGGACTTTTCATCCTTCTTGACAAGTTTCTCATGCTCCTTGTAGTATTCCTTTAGCCTCCTCTGCTCATCGCGGACAATATCACTCAATTTACCTTTGATCTTGTCCACGTCCATGTCCCGATCCCTCTTGATTTTTTTGCTGAGCCTCTTGAAGCCCTTTTTACTGGCGAAAATAGTTGGCGAAGTTGCGATGGCAAGCATTTATTATGTAGGGACATTTATTTTTAACCTCTTTAGTTTTTCCTCAAACTCCCTCCTCTCCCCAGGGCTCTCTATGGCCTTCCCCGTTTGGAGGGCTTCAATCTCGGGCCCCGTGAGATGCATCGCATTGACCCTGAAGTCTAGGAAGGCCTCCATCGTGACAGGGACCAGGGGTTTCA